CAGTTCTGCTTCTTCTTCTGCTGTCAGGTCGTAGTAGACCCCGTTGACAACCTTCTGTCTAGCCATTTCTATGCTCCTGTTACTCCGTAGAGGGTGAACGTGCTGAACTCCGCTATGTCGTTGCCCAAAGAGCCTGCGATTTCAATGGCGGTGATAGCACCCGTGATCTGAACGAGTCCTGCCGTGATGTATGTGCCCCAAACGTAGTTCTGTGTGTCGGCGGGGCTGAAGGCACAAGTCAACAGAACTTGCTTGAAGTTGGCAGTGTTCGCATAGTTCGGAATCCACACGTTCAGGTTGCCGAAAACATTGTCGCCTGCGGCGTCCACCCACGCCGCTGGGAACCGCCACGATGTGATCCCCACCCCCGAAGTGGTACGGGTACTCTCTACGGTGCTAGTCCGTGCGAACAAGTTTGTGTCTGAATACAGGCTCGTCGTTGCATCCCCGTTCAGTTCCAGTACGCCGTCAGCGGTGGAGTTGACGTACTCTGACCTAATCGACGCCTTGAGAAGCAGGTGGTCGTAGGACCCCGAGATGCCTGTTTCGGACCATGACGCAGCGCCGCCAGTACCAATCTCGGTGTGGTCGATAACAGTGAAAGCAGCCATCAGGCACTATTCAATCCGTAGAGGGTCATCTCAGTGCCACGATTGAAAGAACCCGACGGCGGGTACAGCAGAATGCTCGTCACCGCCGCCGTGCTATCCCACAGCGACGAACTAAACCAGAGAAACGAGTTGCCCTGATAGTCGTCAACGACGCCGCTCTTCTGATGCATCGTCGTGTTCTTGTTTGCGTTTCGGTAGTCCAGAACGTCGATCACAGATGTGCCGTAGTTCGATGCTGATGGTGTCAACGGTCCCGTGATACGCCCACCCGCATACACATAAGCCTGCCCCGTGTACGCATTAGCACCCGTATTGGCGCCGTTGTACGCCTGCATCGAATGAGTCGAATAGTTGCTGCCCGTGTCACCGTTGAAACGGATGTAGATGCTGCCTCCACCACCACCCGCATTGTTGTGTCGCCCTGACACCCGAATCTGAAGATGCTCATACGACCCCAGCGACGAGAACGTCACCGACGCAGCATCAGCCTCCAAATACGTTGTGGCGATTGCTTCGATCACAGCCATCAGGCCACCATCCTGGGGAGCACACCGAACAGGGAGAACGTGGAACCAGCCGCAATGTTGCCCCCGTCGCAGACCAGATCAATCTCCGTGATCGGAGCCTGCAATAGCGCGGTGATTCCAAGCAGCAACACCTTGCCATCACCGTCAGAATCTCCCGCACTACTTGAAATCCCCGACTTGTATTTGCCGCTGTTGATGTCGAACAGTTGCGTGACAGTGCACGAGAACTCGTTTGCTCCCGCAGCCGCACCGAGAGAAACCCCGATGATTTGATCCCCTGACCCTGCGGTCGTAGACGACCCCGCCGCAGACGAGCCGTCGCCATAGAGCCATTGGATGCTGTGTCGATCCCCTGACGAGTTGTTGAAGTTCATACGCAGATAACCGACAGCACTTCCACCAGCACCACGGGTGTACGAAACAATCACCAGATCCATGTATTGGGAGAAGTCGCCCGTCTGGCCGTCATCAGTTGAAGTCCAAGTAACTACCGCCGCAGGCAAGGAGAGGGATGCGTGGGCGATACCGACCCATGCCTCACCGTCCGTGAGAACACCATCAACGATGTATGCGGGATCAGCCATTATGCGGCCACCTCGTATCGGATGATGACAATACCCGCACCAGACCCGCTGTTGGGTTCTCCAGCAGCGGCCATGCTTTTCTTGCCGTTGCCTCCACCACCCGTGTTCGGAACCCCACCAGCCCCACCAGCGGCGTTGCCCGTCCCGTCGCTTGTGTTACCGCCACCGCTGCCACCCCCAGCGTAAGTACGGGTTGTGGCCGAAATGCCCATCATCCCTGAAGTACCAGCGCCTCCGTTGCCACCCGTTCCCGTCCCAGCGTTAGTACCGACACTACTTGAGCCACCGCCACCGCCTGCTCCCAAAGACCCATCCCAGCCCGCACCATTAGAGTTGCCTCCTGCGTAGCCTTCCACGGGGCTGTAACCGCCAGCGTTGCCTGAACTGCCCGCTGCGCCCGTCCCTTGACCACCTGAGCCGCCACCAGAACCACCAGAGGCACCCACCTTAGTGCCGCCTCCTGTAGAACCCCCGAAGCCGCCACCTGTGCTGGAGATCCCTAGAGCAGAACTGTCGCCTCCCGAAGTCCCCTCGCTTATGGCAGGCACTTGATCCTTCCATATCGGGCCACCCACGCCGACGGTGACCGTATGGACGGCTGTGCCGCTGTCACCAGACGTAACGCTTGCAGCGAAACCCGTGTCGGTTCGCAGACCGCCAGCGCCTCCACCGCCACGACCTCCGTTGTCCACACCGCTGCCGAAGCCACCACAGGTGCCACCGCCAGCGATAACCAGAACATCGCAATCAGCCTCACCAGAAGACACCACAAACTTGCCTGTACCACGGAACGTGTGGACACGGTACGTCGTGGCACCATCCACATACTGCGTGATGATCCCACCAAACGCCGTGAACGCAGCACCGGAACCGGCAGCGCCAAGCAACGCGGCCTTAGCCGCACCAAGAGGCATTACGCCATTGCCGCCCCGGCCAAGAAGCCATACCAAATGGTCCCAGCATCAATCGTCATAAACGTCAGTATATCAATGCCCGCAGCGGTCAAAGTAGGAGCGGTTCCACCAGCCCAATCAACAGTTCCCGGCCACACCACCGTCTGCGATGCACCATTCGTGAGAATCAAAGTGAACGAACATGACTTACCTGTTGCTGACGGGTTGCTAAACGTAAACGTGTTCGTTGACGTATCAACTGTTGCCGTCTGGACATTGCCCAAAGCGATGTCCAAATCCTGTGTCCCACCACCGGTTCCACCGATGGCATTGACCGTTTCCGCATAATCCTTCATTTCCGGGCGTGAAACGACCTCATCTACTACTGCGAGTTCGCCACCCATCGTCAACCCGGTCAGGGTTCCAACTGAAGTGATAGCCGACTGTGCGGCCTGAGTCACAGTAAGTGCGGTCCCAGAAGCGTTACCGGTCACGTTCCCGGTCAAAGGACCGGTAAACACCGTGGCCTCCAACGAACCCGTACTGGCATTGTAAAGCAACGCACCATCAGTCTTCGGGGCCAGATCGCCCGTAGCGGACTCAAAGACACCCACGAAACAGGTCGCGTCAGTCGTGTCAGCGACCGTAATATCAGTCGGTGTTGGGGCTGCGGCCCACTTCAGTCCATGAGCAGATATGGCGCTGTCTGCTGTCAGAACATGATTGTTGGTCCCTGCCGCCAATCGGCTAACAGCGTCAGCACCACTAGCGACAATCAAATCACCCAAAACATCAACAATGTCGTTCTGAACAACACCGGGTGTGGTGTTGATGAATGCTTCAATATCGTCGTTGTTCTGGTTTACATCCGCAGCGACGATAGTCGTCCCAGCGGAGAACGTATTCGTAACAGCAAGAGTTGCCATTTACCTGAGTCTCCTTGGCGTGTAAGTAAACGCTAAAGCGTTCACTTCCCAATGGTTGTCGGAAGAAGGCCCGCTGACCTTCATACTAACACTTCTACCTGTCCCAAGTGTGGGCAGGTTCTGCACATTCGCAGTCAAATCCGCTGAAATGGCATCCCATTCAGCCAAATACACTGAAACGGGGTCGGCGTCATCCCATTTGGCCGTATCCCAACGCGACTGAGACACCTTCCCCACTACCGACAGGTCAAAGGAGTTGCTTTGCTCCGACTTGTCGAAATCCTTGTAAATCAGAATCGGCAACGTGATCGTCGCCTCTGCCGACAACACGACACGCGGACGACCCCACCGCTTCTTCACAATCGGGTTCTTACCCGTCACCCACCGGGTGACAAAGTACGAAACGATATGGACTTCCGTGGAACCAACATACCGGTCGCTGGTGCGATTCTGGTCGTCTTCCACGTCAACCAGAATCCCCGTGTTGGCAACACAGCCGCCGTAAACGGTGGCTGCGGCATTCGGAGGCCGGTATGCCAGCATTGGACCGACATCAATATCGGTCATAATCCAAGAACCATCCGCGCTGATTGTCGGATCATAAATGAATACACGCCTTGTCGTTACAGCGTTTTCAACCCAATCTACTGAAACATACAACTTGTTGTTTCCCCACGCCAACTGAGGCGGATTCGTTGTACGAATGCGTGCATCATCCAAGGCCGGGGACAACTTGGAGAACAACCAAATAAACTGTTGCCCGTTATACAGGTAAACGCCTTCCTCCGCTGACCAGAAGAACACCCCGAACGGTGAATGCACCGGGGACGACAGCGGGGTGGAACCCACGCTGTTCGTCAAAGTAACCACCTGAAACGAATCGGAATCGAAACCGAAGATCGCATACACGCTATTGGACTTGAATATCAGTAGACGATCACCCATTGGGAGAATACCGGTGATGTAATCACCGTGTTCTCCCTTATCAATGTCCACATAGTCGGCAGCAGCCCATCTCTCCGGGTCGTTCGCATTGCTCCACCGAACCCGATACTTGTAGTTCGTGCCAGATTCGATTGTGCTGGCTGCCCACGCGAAGTTGTTCCAGAAGGCCACATACTGGGCCTGTGGGAAGTTTCCCGCAGAACCATCCAATGTGAGGCCAAGGTCTGCTGCGGCGGAACCATTCCACCTGAACGCAACCTTGTCACCTGACACCCCGTAAGCGACATTATTCATTGTCATGCCATACACGCGCGAACCAGCGGTTCGTGACGTGATACCAGTCAGGGCGGTAAAGTTGCCCGTAGTGGCATAGGCAACATCGGTGCCGTAGTTGACCATCACCTGACTGGTTCCGGTATCGGTGTGGAAACCCCAAATACCCTTGATGTCGGCACTCAATGCTGTCGTATTAAGGCGATCCACGCCATCACGCATACGAATGCCGCCACGAGGATCGACCAGCACGTTCAACAGATCGGGAGATTCGTTGTCCGCAAGGTTGAACTGGTCCGAACGCAGGTTCAGACCCCCGGTGAAGGCTTCAAGAACCTCTAGTTTGAACTCTCTGCGGGCCATTGCCCGCTACCACTCA